GAGAATGATGTCGCAGATGGCGACAGATATCTTATCCTTCGCCCGGCCCAGTATTGGTTGCTTCTGAACGACTCGTCCGCTACGACTCGTTCGCACCTGGTCAATCGTGACTTCACCGCTGGTAATGGTGACATCGCCAAGGGCACGCTGATGCAAGCCTTTGGGTTCACGATCTTCAAGAGCAACCACATCCCAACTGATGTGGCGGTCACCGCAGACACGGGTGGACGTGCAGACCCAGGCGTAACTACGCCGTTCTCGGGCAACGATGTCTATGGCAGCGTTGGCGAGGCGTCAGGTTACCACGGTGACACGGCGAACACGGTGGGACTCGCGTTCCACAAGTCAGCCATTGGCACGGTCAAACTCCTTGACCTTTCGGTGCAGAGTGATTACCTCGTTTCGCATCAGGGCAGCCTCTTGGTTGCTCGGTACGCGATGGGCCATAATTACCTGCGACCCGAAGCCGCCATTGAGTTGAGGACCGCCGCAGAGTAATCCGACAAGATCGGGTTTCTTGTTTCCTTCCCCCTGGCTTCCCTAAACAGGAAGTCAGGGGTTTTTTCATTTTGCGTAAAGGACTTGCACATGGCATATGGATTAACGTCAAAGCTCGAAGCCGTTAACACCATGCTCTCTGCCATCGCAGAGTCCCCCGTGAATCAGTTAGGTGCCGAGGCTCCCGCCGACGCAGTCCTGGCAGAGAACATCCTCGATGAGACTATTAAAGAAGTTCAATCCGAGGGCTGGCATTTCAACTCCCACTATGATTGGGATCTCGCTCTCGACGGCGACTCCAAGATTCCTCTGCCGGCGAACACGGTACGAGTAGACATCCCCAAGGGCCAGGACTCATCGATAGACATCATCCAACGCGGTGGGTATTTGTACGACCGCAAAGGCAACACCGACATATTCACAACGAATGTCAATGATGTTGACATCGTCTTCATGCTTGATTGGGGCGATCTCCCAGAGGTCGCCAGGCGATACATGATGATCAAGGCCGCCAGGATCTTTGGTGACCGCACGCTAGGCTCCAACCAGCATCACACGTTTACGATGCAGGACGAGATGCGTGCTTTAGCAACGCTTAGGGAATTCGAGACAGACACCGCCGACCTAACCATATTCGATCACCGCGACGTTTCCAATGCCTTGGAACGTGGCCCATTTCAAAGCAGGGTATTGAAGTAATATGGCACTCCTCTCTTCACCAGTGTCATCACTGATCAATGGGGTTTCACAACAACCCGCCTCCCTGCGATTTCCCTCCCAAGTTGAAGCTCAGGATAATGCGTACTCCTCCATCTCTTCTGGTTTAACGAAGAGGCATCCATCCCAGCACGTCGCTGGCCCCCTCACAGGGGTTAACAACGTCACGGGTACGTTCTCACACCTGATCAACAGGGATAGCTCAGAACGCTACTGCGTCCTCGCGTACCCCTCTGGGGGTGACGCGGTAATCAAGGTCTTCGATCTACTCACAGGCACGGCCCAGGAGATGCGAGATCCCACCGGACAACTGGTTGATTCCAATACCCACAGGGTATTCCCAAACCCAAACACAGCGGACTATTTTCGTATAGATTCAAATGCTTCTCTACAAACCGGAGTTCCGTTTGCCTTTTCCTTTTGGCATTATCTCCCCCCGAGTGGGGAGGGAGGATCAGGCGTAAATGCAATCCTCGGAAAATATGCAGCCAGTAACGCAAACAGTGAATACATCATTGAACGGAATGGCAAAGGGCTGCTCTTGAGGATGAATGGGGTGGGAGAATTATACAAATCCGTTGATGATGTCTGGGAGGAGTACGACACTTGGGCACACGTTGTGATTGATCACGATGGCTCTTCCGTAAATGTCTATGCTAATGGCGTCAAGCTCTTAACCGACCACGCCATAACCAATACGGCGGCATCCGGGGAGTTCTGTATAGGCCGCCGTTGTGGGACTTCCCTCTACGCCGTTGGCGGCATACAGTTCGTGGGCTTCTGGAAGGCCGCCTCCGGTTACCCCCTGGGCGATGCGAAGGTCACGTCGCTTTACAATTCAGGCGTAGGTCTGGGTTACGATGGGTTGACCGCTGACTTGAAGACAGACCTGGTTTCCTACTGGAATCTTGACGAATCCACCGGGAACGCCATCGACAAGCACGGGGACAACACACTGACAGAAGAAGGCACCGTAGGTTCTGGTACGGGCTTCCCGGCCCTGGCTGATCCCTTCGCCTACATTGACACCGCGGACATGGCGGCCAACCTTCGAGCGGTCACCGTGGTGGATCACACTTGGCTGGTGGACTCCACTGTCGCCACGGCAATGGATAGCGTTTCGCTAACTCCCACCAGGAAGAACGAAGCCCTGGTTGTGATATGGAAGTACAAACACGGCCACACATACAAGATTAAGGTTGAGGACAAAACCTTTCAGTACAGGACTCGGAGATCTTCAGTAAGCGCGGGGTCCGACGCAGGAAAACAGGAGAATAGAGAAGCCGCCCAGAGCCAAGGATGGTTGGCTGAACAACTGTTTATCGAGTTGGGGGGCATTTCAGATGTAACGACGGTTGACCTTACCACGACGATGCATCCAGCGGCAAATGTTGGAGGCGCTGCTGCCACTGACGTATGGGGAACTGGTGGTCAGGTAGGCGGCACAGATATAAACAACAACGGAGAAGGGCTTGATGGCGACGGCGCCTCTAATTCAGGAGCCGGTGGCTACGACGGCTGGGTGGTGAAACAGACTGGCCCGGTGATCCACATCTACCGGGAGGATGAAGCCGACTTTGATATTTCTGTTTCCGATGATTCAGGCGATGAGGCACTCACGGTCATCAAGGGGCAGGTCCAGATATTGGCCGACCTGCCGACCAAGGCGCCTAATGGAATGCAGATCAAGATCGTAGGAGATGAGGAGTCTGGGGTAGCCGATGAATACTATGTCGAGTTCTCGGTTAATGAGGCCAACGAGGAGGACGATGCCTATCAGGCCGAGCGTCAATCAGGTGCCACGGCCACCGACACTGAAGCCATGGCCGATGGTGTATGGCAAGAAACCACGGCTTCTGGCGTCCCCAATAAATTTGATAGCTCCACCATGCCCCACAAGCTGGTGCGACTAGCCGATGGTTCATTCATCTTCCGAGAAACCGAATGGACAGACATGCCAGTTGGCGATGCCGACACTAATCCCCAACCCTCGTTCATAGGTGAGAAGATCAAAGACATTTTCTTCTTCAAGAACAGGATTGGCTTCCTCGCTGACGACAATGTGATCATGTCGGCGACCGGAGAGTACAACACGTTCTGGCGAACGAAGATTGTCCAACTCCTCGACTCCGACCCCATAGACGTAGGGATCGCCCACACCAGTGTGGCCAAGCCAAATCATGCTATCCCCTTCCAATCTTCCCTGATCCTTTTTACCGACACATCACAATTTATTCTGGCCGGCGATGAGACTCTCTCACCCAAAACCACGACTATCGAGTATTCCACGGAGTTCGAGAACAGCCCCTTGGTTCGCCCTGTCACCACGGGCCGCTCCATCTTCTTTGCAGAAAAGAAGGCGGCATTCTCAGGTGTACGCGAGTGGTATCAGGTCATCAAGGATGAGATGCACGACGCCCTGGACATCACGGCACATTGCCCCACCTACATCCCCGGCAACATCGTCACACTCGCTGGCTCAACCCACGACAACATCCTGATAGTGAGGGCTGACGGCGACCCTGATGCGATCTACGTCTACAAGTACATGGTAGGTAAAGACGAAAAGTTACAGAGTTCATGGAGCCGGTACGTCCTTGAGGGGGCCACGATTCTCGACATTGGCTGGATAGACACCAGCTTGTACCTGATCCTGCAACGCACCAATTTCAACACTGGCCATGTGAACATATTCATCGAGAAGATGATCATCGAGCCGGGCTTAACCGATACCGATTCCGCTGGAAACAGCATAGGATTTGTGTGCAACCTGGATCGCCGGGTAACTGAAGCGGATTGCAGCCTGGCTAACGCTGATGGGGTGACCACCATCACTTTGCCCTGCACCAGGGGCAAGGAGGATTACCAGGTGATGTTCCGAAAGGAATTCATATCACCAACGGCGATAGTTCATCCTCCGGGGTCGCAGCTTACAATCACAAATCCCGATGCAACCGGCAACACCATCACCGTAAACGATCCATATAAATCCGGTGGCCGATCCTTTGATGAATCTCAGGATCAGTATTTTACAGTGGGAACGAGCGACACAACCACTACGGGTAATGTCGATTTCTGGATCTCCACTTGGTTCAAGTTGGATGCGGGTGTGACGGGATACCCAACTCTATTGAGTAAAGGATCAGATTCTTCAGGGAAGAATAATGAGTACTTTATATTTTGGCATCAAACAGATAAGGATATCTGTTTCGATATAGGGAATGGCAGCAGTTCTACCAGAGTGCAAACATCATCCGAGCCTTCAAAGGACGAGTGGCATTTCCTATTTTGTTGGGTAGACAGAGTTGCCGGCACGATGAACCTGCGGATAGACGACGAGGCGACGGTATCTGCGGCCGCCACCGAGTACCAAGTCAATGCGAATCCATTTAGGATTGGCGTTGCTGGCGACGATACCGGCCCATGGGATGGGGATCTAGCGAAAGTCGGATTCGGCAAACCACCATCCACATGGACCCCCGATACATTGCATGACTTGTTGTGGGCTGATGGGAAGGGAAGGAACTTCCCCAGCATCTCTGATGCGGACAAAGTGACCTATGGTCTGACAGCAGACCGGGGTGCCTGGTTCCCTCTTAGGGAAGGCGCTGGCGATGCTCTGGATTCCGTCAACGATATGACGATGGACAAGTCGGCCAACGGCCCCGGTTCGGTTGTAGGCCCGGACTTGGCTTCAGAGAATTTTACTGGCGCCGAGTTCTTCATCGGCACTAAGTATGCGATGGAGGTCGAACTCAGCCGGCCATACCTCAAGCCCCAACCTAATTCTCCGATCTACGCCACGGGCCGCTACCAACTGATGTACGGTCACCTGATCTTCCACGAAACCGACTACCTCCGCGTCGAGGTCCAGCCTAGCCAGGGGCGAACCAAGCGGTCAACGGTATTGAATGGCGGCCACCTCGGCGCCACGAAGATCGTAGGTCAGCGGGGGACTTCCAGTGGTCAACTGAAATTCCCAATCTACGGACGCAACGACCAGGCGACCATTACCGTAATCAATGACACGCCGTTCCCTTCCGCTATCATGGGCCTTGAGTACGAGGCATCGTTCAATCCCCGAGCGACACGAATTGGATGATCAAGGCTTACGTCAGACCGAGCCTCCCTGGAGATCCCGAAAAGGTAGCGCCCATCCTGCGTGAAGCAGACAAGGCAGAGATTGAGGCCACCGTGGGTCTTGATCACGCTGTAGCTCTGGCTTATGCCGCGCAATCCTGCCTCTTGCCCTTGACGATGATCGACGCCAAGGAGCGGCCCTTTGGTATGTTTGGGGTGGTCGCTAATCCTAGCGTGGAAGGCTACGGGAACATTTGGCTTCTCAGTAGTGACTACCTATTTGAAGCAAGAATCCCATTCCTGCGACAATCCAAGATGTGGCAAGCGGCGATAGAGCAGCCTTATCACATCGTGGGGAACGTGGTTTCAGAAAACAATCTCAAGCATATTCGGTGGCTTAAATGGTTGGGCTACCGATTCATTGCTAGGCATCCTGAGTTCGGTTGGAACAAACAACCTTTCCTAGAATTTGTGAGGATAACCAAATGTGCCCAATAACAATAGGTACGATGTTGGCTGTAGGCGGCACTGTAGGCGCAACAGGGACAGCGACAGCAGGCATTATTGGTGGCGCATCCATGTTCGCAGGCATGTCCACCGCTGCCTTGGGGATGACGGCGATAACCACGGCCATCTCTGGGGCGGGGGCAATAATGGGACAACAAAGCCAAGCTGCTTCCATCGCGGCTCAGAACAAGGCCCAACGGCAGCGCTACCTCCAACAGGCCAAGATCTCCAATCAAGCGTTGGAACACAAGTACGACGCTATGGCTGACCGTCAGATGGAAGATAACAGGACGAATCAGCAACAGATGGCAGAGCGTCAAAGAGTCTACGACGACGCCATGGCTGACGTGACAACTTCAGCCGCTGAGAGTGGTGCTACGGGCATCAATCTCGCCGCGATCAGGCAGAGCATGGACATGGAGATGGGACGTGGCAACGTGGCGATGGCAACCAATCTTCGTTGGAAGTCACGCCAGTATCAGCGAACACAATTAGGCTACCAAAGCACAGCCGCCGGCCAGACCCTGGCCGCGACTCCTCAGTACGAGGCTCCCCCCAGTATTGTCGGACCACTATTAGGAACAGCCGGTGCGGGGATGGGCAACCTCGGAACATTCGGCGGCAAGAAGTGGCTCTCTACTATAAGTGCCAAGGGCGCGCCTAAAGCGTAGTCATCATGCCAAAGAAAAACTCGTTAGAGAAATTGCTGCGTCGAAAGCAGCAACGCACGTCACTAGATCTTCCCGAGCCTTCGCTGCAACCCGTAGCCACTCCAGTTGAAACAGGCTACCAGGTTCCTCTGGCTCCGTATATGCCCACCGATAAGCGGAGGGCAACCGCGTCCCTGGTCAAGGGATTGGAAGGCTTTAATCGCGGACTCGTTGGTGTAGCCGAAAAGATCAACGACGAGATGATGAAGGAACAGGCTATTAAAGAAGGGGTGGCGATATCGGCTGCCGCGGATAAATACATTGTATTTGAAAACGGGAAGCCTGTGGAGAAGGAGGAAACCTTTCCAGGCGGGGCTATCGCAAAGAGTCAGAATCTATCTCCAGAGGATGAGAAGATTGTTGCTGATGGGATAAATGAAGAAGTCACACAGCAGCGTGGATATCCGAGACAGCGTGAGAGAGCTTATCAAGCCCTAGAAAGGCAGGGAATAGATGTCACAATCCTGCCTCGTTGGAGGCGCCTCTGGGAACAAGAGGAGGCAAGGAAATTCTCAGACGTGGCGAGGGCGCATGTAGACAATGCCACGGCCGCCCTGGTTGAGTCTGATAGTAAACTCACGGTTGAGGAATTACTCGTAGAGGCCATGCAGGACGCAACGGGAGATAAGTCACTCACCTGGGCTGGCATCCTGGCCATGTCTCCTGCGATCTCCGAGGAGTTCCAAGACTTAAAGAATAAGAAGGAACAGCGTCTTCTTCCTGCCAAATCCGAAGCCAGGCAAGCTGCGTTAGAGAACCAGACTTTAGATAACGCGCGTACCAAAATGACAGAAGTAATGAATCTTTTGGTACAAGACTCTCCCGAAGCCGCCGTAAAAGCCCAAGCAGTTCTTATAAGCATGTTCGAGGGGATAGTCTCTTCCCGTGACACTGAAGGACTTCAGGGCGGCCCGCGGATACGCAGACAGGTATTCAGGGAACTGAAGAAGATGATCTTTAGCCATATCGGGGATCTGACTCTCAAAACCGATCTAGATGTTCAAGAATCTCTCATAGCCCTTGAAACTTCCCGCGACCTGGTCCTGGGAACAGGACCATCGGAGCCTCTCCTAAGACAATCGGCGGCCATGCCAACCCCTAACCCTAACGAAGAAGCCCCCATCATGCTTGATGGACTTAAGCAGGCAGAAGTAGGGGCTGACCAGCAGGTCAAGATCAAAGAGGAAGTCGCAAAAGGTAACTCGGTTCCCGATTCTGGTGAGCCAGTCGGCACAGAGGTGCATGCCTGGATGCCTTATGCACTCGCTACCCGTAGAAGATCAGACGAAAAAACTCACGTTAAGGCGGCGAGATTTGCTGATACTCTCATGGTCAACCCGGAAGCCTTTACCGCAGCAGACGGCAAGACAAAAACGGACATGGAGGGTTTTGTCAAAAGCTACCACGACTTCTTAACAAGGGAGTGGGACAATAAGGATTTAGAGGGAATAGTCGAGGAGACTCTTACGAATCTGGAAAAATCCAACACCAGCCTTGGTCGCGAGTATAAGGATGGGAGTAACGAAGTAAAAGCTAAGTATCGAGCGGCGATTATCGGAGCCATGAGAAGCTACATCGACTATATCCAGAAAGACAGGTCAGATACGCTTACCCAGATAGACGCGAATCAACGACGAGCGGAGCATGTTGAGGATCGCGAATGGACTATGGAAACGAGGGATCAACAGCAGTTGGCATGGGACCATGCGGCGGTGACGAGGAAAAGGGCAGCCGCGACTAATGCCTTTAATCTGGAGTCTAGGGACGTAGCGAGAAAAGGATGGGAATACGACAAGCGGCAGAGGGAATACGCAGATACGGAGAAAGTAGAAACCGAATACGCAACCGACTTGCTATCTGAGGGCGACGAGGTGTATCGCGCAACATACTTACGAGCCATAGAGAACGGAGATCCCAGGCCAAATGAAGCGGCTGAAGCAGCCGCCACACTTGTCATCGATGAAAAGGTGGATAACCCAAATTCCATAAATAACGGTGATAAATATTTGCCTTGGTATCACACAGGAAGGAAAGACCTTCTGGCAGAATGGGCGAAAAATGCCACTGTAGATACCTTCATGGCCCGGCTTGCCGGTGCAGTTGGAGTATTTGGACAAGGTACGTCTGAATATGCACGTTCGACAACTCCGGGCGAGGTTCCCGAAGGAGGCCCATCAGCGATGCCTGGCGCCGCTTCGGTAGGCCACGCATTTGCGAAATTCAAAGGCTTGGCGGCTGAACTTCAAGCGGAGTGGATAACTACAGTAAAAAATAGCGAAACCGCTGCTTTCAAAGACACAGCATTACGCAGCCTATTCTTCGAGACTGATCCCGAGAAACGGGAAGGATTACTGGATGCCCAATCTAGTCTCCTTAAAGATAAGCTCCAAGAAAAACTGGATAAAATCTATGAGAAGGGGGAAGACTTCTTGCGGCAGCAGAAGGGAATTACTGACACTGTCGCCCCACAGATCTTTGACGTTGAAAAGGAATCGGCATCGCAATTAGAAATATTTAATAGTGAAACAGGGCCATTCGTAAAAATCAATGCAGAACTTGGTGGGCTTCCAGCCGAATCTTGGATCGACTTGTTTAGCCGCCCTTACGAACATGAAACGCGAAAGGATTTGATTGAGAAAACAAAGGAAGGCATCAAAAACTCCGCTATCCCTATGCTACAAGCCATAAACCAGATTGGGCTAGGCATGATGGATGGCAACTTTTCTCATATCCCTGGATGGGATGGATCAGAGGTAAAGGTTAAAGGGGGTTCAGGCCACACGGTTACTGTAGGCGAAAACGATTTTAGAAGGGCTTTCCATCAAGCCGTACAGCATTTTGGCTATCCCAAACAGTTTTGGATGGCCAATAGCGAAACCATGGAACTCACTCCCGAATTTATAGCTTCCAATTCTACAGGAGTGAATACTCCCATGCTTAGGGGGCGTGTAGAGTTAGATGGTTTTGAGCAATCCTATGATGGTAAGGGATGGGATACTCTTCACGCTAGACTCCTCGCTGAAAAAATCATTGACCCAGGCACAGGCAAAATAACGACCAAGCTAGGGGTAATGGCAGATGGGGAGGCTCCCTCGTTATCTGAATTCATAACAATCCAGACCCGGATGTCCTACGCCGCTGGGCGTCTAGCCATTCCCTTTGATTCCACGAATGGCATCGTTAGACAAACAGCCGACTATACGTCGCTAGGCTTCTTGGCCGAGTGGCAGGTTCGTAAACATACACCGACTCTGGGGCCGCCTCGGGATGATAAGAAGAGGGTCTACCAACAGGAAGCCGTCACGCGGGCAGTTGGCAAGGGGGGGATGCGTGAAATTCGTGAACCGACCCTGAACGAGAAGGCACAAGACCGCATTGAAAGAGCCGCAAAGAAATATCGAGAAAGTTCAGTATCTGGAAAGGTTTGGCATTGGACTGAGAAATTAAGGCCCAAGATAGCGGAACCATAAGAAGATGAATAACTATGGCTAAATTCAACCCCAAATACCTCACATCCTTCACTGTAGGAGGTGGCGTAGGTCAACGAGCATTACGGTCCTACCCAGGGATCGATCCCGAATCGTTGACGATTCCTGAAACAGACGAGCAATATGCAGAAGCCGAGGTCGAGTTCGACCAGGTCCATGGCGAACAGAAGGTGCAAGACCCAGAGGATGACCAGAGTTTCTTGGATTCGGTAGCCGAGACTGGTCTTGATGTAGCCCTCGGCATACCCCGCGGCGTAGTAGGTGCAGGCATGGGCATCTACCAGCTTGCGGATTGGATGGCCTTGGACCTCATGCCCAATTGGGAAACCAATCCACTTGGCAGAAGTAAGACCGCCGTAGGTGGCCTGGTTGAAGGACTCTCCAACTTTGCCGTAGGCTTCATCCCCTATGTGGGTTGGTTTGGCCGTGCCGGCCAATTGGGTGCCGTAGCTAGAGCAGGCTTCAAAGTAGTCAAGGGCGCTAAACACCTCCAACGGATGACAGGAAAGGGAGCTAGAGTGTTATCCCGAATCCCTGTAGGCGGCCCCGTGGTCAAGGGTATATTTGGGCAGAAGCATATTTCCAGGGCAGCCGAATACTCCCTTAGAACGCAAGGCCACACCACCAGGGCCAATCTATCCAAATATGGTCGATGGCTTGCTGCCGGTATGGCCACCGACTTCACGGTCTTCCGGGCACACGAAGATCGATTCAGCAACTGGCTCCAGCAATTCCCCGGAATGCAGCAGCCGGTATTCGAGTACCTCGCTACCGACAAAGACGATGGGGAACTGGAAGGGAGAATGAAGAATGCCCTGGAAGGCATCCTGTTTGACGTGGGAATCGCCGGGGTAGGTGGATTGATCAAAGGCACCATCTGGGGCGTCAAGGCTATGAAGCGGGGCAGGGCCGCCAAGGCCGCTGGCAAAACACCGGACGAGGTGCAGGAGGCCATGGACGCCACACCAGGCAGACCAGAGGATTCTCATCCATCTAGGGACAACCTTAACGAGCAACTGGATCAGGCCGAGAATGGCACCCAGGAGATAACCGTATATCACGGGGGAGATATGGCGACTCCTTCTCGTCAGAGTAATGATCTTCTATTTGGCTCCTCTGATAAGGATCAAGCAGCCGCGTATGCGAGGGAGTCCGGGGGAGCTTCTCGAACCTCCAGTCCCATTAGATCAATGAAAATAGACTCCTCAACCCTGGCCTCTGAAGACGCCGCCAGAAAGACAATAGATGATTTAGGTCTTTCTCCAGAAAACAAAGAGTGGTCAGCAGGGGAAAGTAGTCTATATGAATTACTGGACCCGGCATTGGAACAATTCATCGGACATGAGAACGTCCGTAAACTCATAGAAGCCATGAAAAAACAGGGGTTCAGTGGTATTAAGTTTCTGGATCAAGATATACGTCCAACCGGAACTGGCCGACAAACCGCCGAAAACATAGTGCTATTCCCTGGGTTCAAGGAGGCGGGCGATAGCTCCCGAGTGGTGACAGCCAGAGTCCCCAAATCAATGGAGGAAAGACAGAAGGGGGCCGAGAATAAGTTTGAACTAGATCCTAAAGATCCTGCCAGGCTAGACGCTTCTCATAAGTTAGCAGAGAAGAATCGTGGAATCACCAAGACGCGGATTACAGGCAAAGGCCCAGAGGTTAAGGCTCAACGAGCCGCAAGGAAAACGCAAGTTAGTCAGCAACTGGAGGAAACCCATCGCTACCTGAATGATACTATCGACGCCTTGGAAGCCGATGGTGCCCCTGGCATGCAGACGCTCCGAGCCGATGCTGCGAAGATCGAAGGGACTCCAATGCAGCGGCTCAATAAACTGACCACGCTGATAGAGAACAAGTTGATCCCCCTTCAGGAAGGCAAAGTCAAATACGAGCCGGTCCCCATGGCCAGGCGTGCCGATCCCGACGATGCCAGAACTAAGACGAATCGAGATGATCGCGAACAACAACTTGTCGGTATGCAGAAGGGCCAAACAACAAACAGTTACCGAACGACGTTGATGAATCTCATCGACAATATAAAGAAAGACCCAGGCAAGCGGGTTGATGTTCCAGACTACAAATCTAAAGAATGGCAGGAGATGAACATCTCCCAGCAGACGAGGGAATTGCGGAAACGGATTCTTGACGCTGAATTCGGACACAAGGCCCACGGTGCTGCAACGGTGACCCTGACTCCCAAGCAGTCGCGGATGATGGGCAACATTGTCAGCGGTGTGATGAAAAACATCCACCTGTACGATGAAACCGGCGCCCTAAACGTCCATGAACTTCGCAACTTCCTCGATACCCTCCACAAAGAGGAACGAGCCTACCTGAAGGGACTTGTAGGACTTCCAGGTGGAGAAACCAGTAGAAGCGGTACGGGCAAGTTTAGTGGTGGAACAGCCGGCGTACACCAGAAAAGGATCTTGGCTACGGGGTTGGAACTGATGAACGATCCCAACTTCAGGCCAGATATCAAAGAGCAGCGGAAACTCGAAAAAGGAGATTGGGAAGACTATGTCGAACGGATCTGGGGAGACAATGATATTGACATTGGTGACGTAGAGCAGGTGCAAAAGGCACTAGGCGTTGGCGAGGATTTGGCCTCCGCTGCTACCAAAACGGCCAAGCTCACCAACGTGATGAAGATCCTCCAGCAGGGGTACTATTCCGAGGTGGGCAAGATGGCCGAGGCTTATCAGGCCGCCATCAAATCGGGCGACACCAAATCCTCCAACTCCATTGGACAAGAACTCATTGCCTCCTTCTTCAATCTCAACATAATGACCGAGCAGTGGAAGAGGGCGGGAGCGATGACAGGCCATGCCCTGGAAGCCCGGAAAACCATAGATATTGATGAGTATCTCCGAAACCGCGGCATGATGGGTAAGGGGATGGAAGAGATCGTTACACAACTAGATATGCTGGTGAGATCCGGGGATGTCCCTGACGAAATCATCCAGCAGTACAAGCGAAGTATGTCATTGCGGGGGAAACTCCTGCAAGCCGGCATAGAGGTCTGGACGAATGCTTTGATCAGTGGTCCGAAGACAATCTTTGGCGTAACCACGGTGGGCAACGTATTCGGCATGATGTACTTCCCCCTGGAGCGGATGACCGGCCACGGACTCGCGGGCGCTTTCCACTCCCTCAAGGGTGAAGCAGACCTAGCAGCCAGAAACTTTGACGACATGAAGGTCACCGCCAAGATGATGACTTCCCTGGTACTCCAGAGCAAGTATCAGGTTCGGGCCTTCAGCCGGGGATTAGCCACCAACACCTCTCGCGTCCTCCCCGGCTCCACCATGATGGACACGGCAACCCAGGGTCCGCGGGGAGATCGCCAGGCACTGTCAGCGGAAGCCTTCTGGTCACCGGAAGCTGGTATCCGCAACCGTTTGGGTAATTGGAAACAGACCACTGGAGGTAATTGGGAATTTGAGACAACGCAAACCGGGGCAATGTTGGATTGGGTAGGAGGATTCTTGAATCTCCCAGGCCGCACCATGCGGGCCATGGACGAGGTATACAAAACAGCCGTAGTCCGTTCTCATGTTGAATCGGAATTAGCGGCTCAGTCTCTTCAATTCATGGTACATGGCCGCCAAGGCAGTGGCCTCCGAGGGATACTCGGCGAAGGCCGGGAAACAAAGACCCAGAAGGGTCTAAGGCGGGATTACGAAAAAACCCAGACCCAGGATCTGCAACTCCGCAAGGAGTTGGAAGAGGGAGGCCGGCGTAAATACTCCGACGAACTTGTTCTGTTTGAAGAGATTACTGCCGAGGTCAACGGGAAGATGTACAAGATGATAGATGAGAATGGAACACTGTACACCAAGACCCGTGTCCACGAAGACGTGTTACGGAAGTTGATAAACGACGGTGAGCTTCGAGTGGGCAGCGACGAGTTCAAACAGAAACTGAATCAATTGGTTGACGAAGAGTGGAATCCCCAACTGGGTGCTATTGGCGCCGAGGCTGAAAAGATGGCCCTGAAATCCACATGGCAGGAAACTCTCAATCGCGGAGGGTTCACCCATGGTCTTCAAGAGTTCGCCAAACAGCATCCCTTCATGCGTCTGATCTTCCCCTTCATCAAGACTCCGCGAAACCTCATCAAATTCGTAGGGGACCGTACCCCCGGAAATCCTTACTTGTATTTGGATTACCGGAACGCCAAGAAAGCCGCCAAGGAAGCCCTGGCTGCCGGGGCCGACCAGGCGTACCGCAAACACTCGCGTGTAGCCGCCGAGGCTCTGGGCAGGATCTCCATGGGCAGCGCCATGACCGTATCAGCCGCATACCTAGCGTACAGTGGCATGATTACGGGTGGCGGTCCCAAGAACTTCGCAGCCCGCAAGAGTCTCCAAGCTGCCGGCTGGCAACCCTACTCGTTCCGTGTAGGTGAGAACTACGTTTCCTATGCGAGGCTGGAGCCAATCTCCACGTTCCTGGGGTTGATGGCCGATGCGGTGGAGATCTCCAACCACACCTATACGCACGATTATGGGGACACGCCTTTCGAGAATATATCGGCGGCCATCCTCGGCTCTCTCTCCAACAACATCACAAACAAGACATATCTCACGGGGTTGAGTAACTGGCTAAACGCTATGAACGAGGGCGAGAGATATGGTGGCCGAGTACTGGCTTCCTACCTGACCTCGTTCGTTCCCTTCAGTTCGTTGATGTACCAGAGCCGCGGCACCTACCAGCGTGTAGTCCACGATGAAGACCTGCACTTCCGTAGGGCTAGGTCATTGGTTGATGCCTTCCGAGAAAAGACAGGCTGGAACAACAGTAAAGTTCCCTTGTCCTATGACATCACGGGCAAGCCTATTTCAAGGCCACAAGGCCACTGGCCTGACCTTGGCCCCATTACGTTCGACTCCTTCAACCCCTTCACCCATACGCGGAAGAGCAACGATCCCGTGTACCAGGCGTTCACCGAGTTGAAGTTGAACGACGGCCCCCCGAAGGCCATGATTCGAGGACACATAAACACCAGGGACGAATACCGGCAAGGATCAGATCTGAGCTTCTACGACGCCTGGCAGGAAGACACGGGTCATGTGAAACTTGGAGGAAGGACGTTACACGAAACTCTAGACCGCCTCGTTCGCAGCAAGGAATGGAAGCGACTTGACAAAGCGCCTGTCGAAGGCGTAGATAGCCCTGCGAGGAATATCATCAGGTCGATTATTCAGAAGTATCGCCGTGCGGCCTTCAACCGCACGATGCAGCAATACCAAGTGACCCAGAACAAGTACCAAAACGCTCTAAAAATTCAACAGCAACTCAGACGAGGAGCCTAATAGTTAGGAGATTTCACAATGCCATTATCGTATGTCGAGTATTCGGTCGCCACTGCTAACGACACCTACACCATTGACTTTAAGTTCCTTGATTCCAGTCACGTCAAGTTGAGTGTCACTAGTGAATCGGTACTGGTTGACCACACCAACTTCACCATCAACAGTGACGGTACGCTGATGACGGTTGGTGGGACATACGGGATGCCAATCAAGATCTACCGCCAGACGCCAGGGACCACCTCGGCAACCAAAGACGACCAGGTCATCGATTTCCAAGACGGCTCAGTTGTATCCGAATCCGATTTAGACAGGGCATCCTTGCAGGCTCTGTACGCTTCCCAGGAATCCAAAGATTACGTCGATGACTCCGTGGCGGCCTCAACCGGAACCGGGGAACTCCCGACGACAACCAGCGAGAACTACATCCTATCGTCAGGAACCGGGGTAACCCCGACACCAACGTGGATCAGTAGCGCGACCTTACAGCCTCTTCTGCCGGCCGCCGTGGCTAACGACGTAAACACGATCCCCATCAGATCGTCAGACGCCACGCCCACCATCACCTCCGCATTCGTAGGCGACCTCACAGGCGATGTAACCGGGGATGTCTCAGGAAGTGCAGGCACCTTATCCCCTGGCAAGACAATTGAAATCACTGGCGACGTAGAATATACATCTCCGGTCTTCACGGGTGGCGCTAATATCACGGCCGCCGCGGAAGTCGCAAAGATCCGAGGGAAATCCGTCAGCGAGGATAGCCCGGCAGAAGGGGAAACCCTACGCTACCGCGACTCGGTCTGGACACCTGAGACATATATCCCAGGATGGGCGGGGTTTGCAGAGACACAAACTGATGGCACTGAGGGAAAGACTACCACCGCTGGTGTTTCCATGGATACTGTACCGCTAAACACAACCCTGGCGAACGGATCGATATCGGGGATGACATTGGACGATGCTACCGATGTCATCACCGTTCCCGCAGGAACCTATATAGTCAGATGGCAGGTTCCATGTTACTCATCAACGACAACCATTTCGTACCTTAAGCAAAGTAATAGCTCATCGGTTGACGGGAGTGGGTTCCTCTCAGATTCCGAAATCGAAGGCACAGGGAATTGTGTCCGCACAGGAGGCTCTTCAGGCAACTCTGATCAGTCTCATGGCGAGGTGAGGGTTGTGGCGGCGACTACGGTATATTGGCAGTTGCAGTTATTCACCGAAAGCGCCGGTACAATTGGTAAGTCTGATGCTTCGGGTGGACGCTCATTCTACTACTCAACAATCTTTGCAATTAAGGAGCCTTCATAATGGCCAGGTCCACTCGACTAGTTACCAAACCCACTGGATTTACCGCGGGTTTGGCTGCGAACACTACCAACACCACCCCCTATACCCCCTCCCCCTCTACAGACAAACCTGTAACTTCCGCAACCAGAGTCTGCATCGACGTAGGCTATAGCAACTTTGTCGAATTGATCTACGCCTGTGACGCTGATGGTTTTAACTCCACCATCTGGAGGTGGAAAAAAGTGGGCAATACCTACCTACCATGCAGTGTAGCCTCCTTGGATGCCGAGGCTGGGGCAATAGCCGCAGCTACGCCCAGTTCGTCTTACTCAGACCCAGATGAAAACGATGTCCTCGCGTCCACCATCATCAAAATCTACGGTGATCCCGCTGTAAAAATCACCAACCCGGCTGTAGATGCGGCAGTAGCTTCAGTCCTTCTGGACTGCCAAGGGGCCGAGATCATCGAGATCGCTTTTGAGTGTGACGGCAACACCAGCGGGTTTGATGACGCCACAGACGCCAACGTAATGTGGAGTCTCATCTAATGTTCGCCATCATCAGTATCCCGCCAAATACTGGAGATGTCATGCAATTATGCGCTGACAAATATCCGCACATGCTCTACCTGACCCAGCTAATTGCCCTCCCACAGAGAGGCTGGTCCGATTTCAAGACCAATTTGGCGAAGACAAAAGCGGTGGTTCCAGTGCCGCAACTCAGCCTCACTAGTTACGAGGAAAAATTCGGTGACGATCTGGTAGAGGCGATTGCCGACTACGATGGGCTATTGACGTACCTGGGTGATAACCGAGAAGAGTGGGTGGAGGACCAGGATGAGTAACACATACCCCGGCGTGATCCAAGGGCTAAATCCAATTTACTATTGGAGGCTCCACCAATTTCTGAACCCCTACATTCTTCCCGCGTACAACTTCTTCTACACCTGGCTACCAGAGGAGCGGCGAAAAGACACTAATTTTGAAAGCAGTGGATCATCTACCGACAAGTCTGCGGGTTGGTATCTCAGTGCTGGTATGCCCGCCGATACTCCTACTCCAGGGGCCAACTCTGGCCCCATTGCTGGCGGTGATTCCCGTGGCATCATGGTTTACGATACCGTTGACAATCCCGGTCCTCGCTTGCTGAAAACAGGTTCCTACGCCACGCTGGAGCATGAGATACCTATGGGCCGGAATGAGGATTCCACGATAAATATGTGGTTCAAGACCATTCCCCCCATGCCTGCGGAAGCCACCACAACTCAGCACATAATGACCTCCTCCCGAAACTCCAACCATGAACAGCACTTTATGATCGCGGAGAGGCAGAAAGTGGTGGATGGCGTTGACTCGAACGAACTCAAGATCAAAACCAAGGCACTAGATACGACTCAATATTACGAATGGAGTAGTACTACTGTAGGCTATAACCATTTCAAGACCACCGAGTGGAACATGCTCACATATACGAGTGCAGAGGTTCCAGAGGATGGAACTACTTTGGATGGACAAAAGATCTACATGAATGGGAAGTTTGTCTTTTCCATAGATTCT